AGCATGACGACCAAGTGGACGCCAGCAGCGGCGCGTTTACCATGCTCACCAAGATTAAAAAGCGGGTTAATGTTTCGTGAGGCCTTGCCCTTGGTTTAAATACAAGGTATAATAAATGCAAATTGTTTTTATTCGCCAGGGCGAGAGGGCCTACAATGCAGAAAAATAAAATCGGGTTCGTGGGTAAAAGCCTGTTCGCACTGTCCGCCGCATACAACACCTTCCACCAGTTACGCAAAAAAGACGACGACGAAGCCCAGGGCCGCACGGCCACCGACCGGGATTACCTTAACATGTTTTCGATGGGGTTTATGAAAGAAAACTACGACCTTACGTTTTACCAGGCCGTGCTTTACTACTGCCGGGTGGAACCCATTGCCAGCGGCGTGGACTGGATTGCCGACGAATTCGAACACATAGCGCCGGTTATTTACAACTCCAAAACCAAGGACTTCGAAACCACCGACCATAAACTGCTGCACCTGCTGGGCTTCCCCAACGCCGACGTATCCGGCTGGGAATTCCGCAAGCAAATGGCCGCGTACTACCTCATTACCGGCAACTGCTACGTGGTAGCTACGGGCACCCCCGGCAAGGAGGCGCTGGAGCTTACCTGCGTACAGCCGCAGCGCGTTACCGTGTCACCCGGCCCCGATGGCTACGCGGCCAGTTACAACGTAAGCGCCGGCAGCGGCGCGGCGGCCTGCTTTACCCGCCTAGAAGTAGACGGGCGCTTCCGCTTTTACAGCGCCGACGGCGCGGAGCTGTGGCACATACGGGCGTTTAACCCCAAATACAACCTGTCCAACCTGTACGGGATGCCAAAGCTCAACGCCATTTACTACGAAATCGAGCAGCACCTTAAGGGCAACATACACAACCTGTCCATGCTTAACCGGGGGGCGCGGCCCAGCGGTGCGCTTATTATTGACGGCGAACTGGACCAGGAGCAGCGCGACCGCCTGCGGGCGCAGCTAGACAACGCCAGCGGCGCGGAGGCCAGCGGCCACGTACACCTGCTGGAAAACATAGGCGGGGCCAAGTCCAATTTCGTGCCCATGTCCGAAAACGCCAAGGATTCCGACTACCTGGGCAACCGCACCGCCGTAACCATAGCCATTTACAACCGGCTTAAAATACCTATCCCGCTTATAAGCCCCGAGCACATGACGCTCGATAACTTTAGCAAGGCCGTGCTGGCCCTGTACGACAACGCCGTGCTGCCGCTGGCCGATATGATGCTGGGCGAGCTTACCACGTTCCTGGGGCCGCGCTACAAACTGGCCCCCACGGAGCGCCTGTCCTACGATGAAAACGCCATCAAGGCCCTGGAGCCGCGCCGCAACGAGCAGAATAAAAACAAGCGGGAAAGCGGCGTGCTTACCATAAACGAAATACGCAGCCTGTACGGCTACGAGGAAATAGAAAACGGTGACACCCTGTACCAGCCGTTTAACCTGGTGGCGGCTACACCGCCGACAACCGGCGCGAGCCGCAGCCCAAAAAAGAAATTACGGCCAAGGAAATGTACGCCATGCTTAAGCGCCAGCTCGACCCTGAGGGCAAGCCGCGCTTTACCGAGGCGCAGCTCGAAAGGTACAGCAAATGAGCGGCGGCCCGGTGGATGGCTGCCCGTGGTGGGCCAAGGCTTTGTACTACTGCATAGCCATGCCGGCGGTGGCGGTAGTAGACGGGGCAAAGGCCTTGGCTGCCAAGTTAAAACCAAAAGACACCCGCAACTATTTCCAGGTAATGATGGACGACGAAAACGCCAAGCGGGACGCCGAAATGGCGGCCATAAACAAACGCATAGACGCGGCCCGCAAGCGCCTGGAGGCCAAATGAACCGGGCGCTTATATACGCCGCGCTGTACGCACGCAGCACCACCGCCAGCATTATGCAGGGCTTTGAGCAGTACCGCGCCGGCACGCTGGCAAGTTACAGGTGCATTGCGCGGGGGCGGGCATAATGGGCCAAACCGAATTTAACGATGCCGTGCGCGGCATTGCCCCGCAGCGCCGCACGCCGCCGGCCCGGCCCGTGGAGCCGCTGGTGCAATACCCGCCTGAAGATGGCGGCGCGGGCGTGCCCATGTGCCTTGCCGGCGCTATAGGCGTAGCCCTGGCCCTGGGCGCGTACTTTATGGGGTGGCTAAAATGAACGCCCAGCGCCAGCGCCGCGTGCGCATGTTGCTGGCCGTAGCCGTGGCCGCCTTTGTGGTGGGCGTGCCTGCCGTGTTTTATGCGTGCATAGCGGTGGGGGGTAAATGAACCTGCCCAAAGTGTTTACCATGCAAGAAAAGTTTTTTATGTTTTTGGTTATGGCAAAGGCCTGCATAATACTGGTGCTTAAATGATAAAAATATTCATACTTGTGGTAGCGTTCGGCGGCCCTTTTGTTTGCCCCGAGGAAAAACTACAGAATAGGCCTCTGCTATGCAAGGCCGATGCCCCGGTGGTGGCCTTTTATTGGGACCAAGACAAGGCCATACGCGAGCGCGATGCCATGCTGGGCAAGGTTGACGCGGCCCGCCTGTTTGAAATAGACCTGCAAATTTACCGCGCCCTGGCCTGGCACGAGGACAAGGAATACGGCCCCGAATACCACAACCGCATAACGGTAAAAGAACTGACCACCGCAAAGGTGGAGCAGTACGTGGTGCAGGCGGCCACTGTAACGGTAACGCCATGATACTTGCAAACCCCGACAAAACCGACATCCAGCGCCAGGCCCACGCCGACATGGCACTTAAAAGGAAATGGGAGGCCCGCGTAGGCAAGGACGTGCGCCGGGAATTTCGCCGCATGGGTGACGATTACGAGGCCGTGTACGCGCACACCGGCCAGCCCATTACCATGCAAACCTACGAGGCCGACATTACCGCCGTGCTGCGGGACACGTACCGCACGGTAGCCGGGGCCTTTAAGTACAACATGCGGGAAAACCTTTCGCCCGCGCTTAACTCCCGCCTTAAGGGTCCGGTGGTGGCCGCCGAAATAGACAACACCCTCGCCAAGTTTTTTGAGGCCCGCGCCAAGCGCCAGGCCCGGTACATACTGGACACCACCGCGCAGCGCATGGGTGCTGCGCTGGTGGACGCGCACGCGGACGCGCTGGTGGGCGGCACGGTTGACCAGCACACGGTGGCGGCCAACATGGGCCGGTGGTTTCGCGATACCGCGCCGGGCCGGGCCACCAGCATAGCCATAACCGAAGTTACCAACTGCGCCGAGACGGCCAAGGCGGTAGAGGCCGCTGTGCTTAAAAAGGCGCTGGGCAAAAAAGGCCACCTGGCCGTGTTGCAGGGCAAAGGGCTTAAGGCCCGCGTGGTGTTTGGCCCCGATGCCGGCACGCATAATAAGGTATGGGTGGCCGACCTGGACGAAAAAACCCGCGCCTGGCACGCGGATGCCGATTTCCAAAGCGTAGAATGGGGCGAACCGTTCCAGGTAGGCGGCGAGCAGTTGCAGTACCCTGGGGACGAAAGCATGGGGGCCAGCCTGGAAAATATTATTAACTGCCGCTGCACCGTGGTTTACTACGCGAATGGCGCGGTATGGATGGGCGAAGAACCCGACCTGTAAAATTACCCCTTGCACAATTTAAACGCATGTGTTATACTTTTAGCATAATGCGTTAACCGAGCCATGACCAAAGAATTACACAAGTTGGTAAACTCGGAAAAATACAGGGAAGCAATCGCACCGCTGGCAAAACTTTTAGAGTGGGGTAAAATTGAAATTTTAATACAGGACGGCAAAGTGAAAATTACCGAAATAAAAGTCACCATTAAGCACTAACCCGGCGAGCAGAACAACTGTAGCCACCAAGACCGCAACGGCGCGGCTGGTGGTTTTTTATTTGTGGCGAGGTAAACAAAATGCAATTTAAAAACGGCAAAGCCCCCGAACTTAAGCGCCTTGAAGTAAAGTTTTTCGAGGTGTCCGTTAAGGCCGACGAAAACGACGACGGCTGCTACACCATTGAAGGCTACGCCTCCACTTTCGGCAACGTGGACCTGGGTGACGACGTGGTGGAAAAGGGCGCGTTTACCGCCTCGCTGGTTAAGCGTATGCCCAAAATGCTTTGGCAGCACGACCGCTTTACGCCCATAGGCGCGTGGGTGGAAGCCCGCGAAACCGAAAAAGGCCTGTGGGTTAAGGGCAAGATGCCCAAAGGCAACAGCAACAGTAAGAACGCTGCCGAGCTGGCTAAAATAGGGGCGCTGGGCGGCATGTCCATAGGGTACAGCGTGCCGAAGGACGGCTTTGACATAATCGACGGCATACGCCATCTTAAAGTGGTGGACTGCTTCGAGGCCTCGCTGGTTACGTTTCCCATGAACCAAATGGCCGAAATTGCCTCGTGCAAAGAAGTGGACGCCCTGGTGGACATGAAGGACGTAAACGAATTTTTAAAGGCCAAGGGCTTTACCAACGCGGAGCGCACCGCACTGGTGTCCAAGGTAAAACAGATTTCGCTTGCTGAAGGCAAGCCGGAAGCCGGTGCCCCTGAACAGGTTGCGCCGCCGGTGCAGGTTGTAGCGCAGGACGAAGTACAGCCTGAATTGGCTGCGGAAATCAAACGGCTTCAGGGCAACCTGGCCGATTTAAAATAACGAGGAGAAAATATGGACCCTATCGAACTTAAGAAACTGGTGGACGAAGTGCGCAAGGCCAACGAGGCCCTGGAAGCCGGCAAAGGTAACGCCGCCGAGCTTACCGCCAAGATAGCCAAGATGGAAGCCAAGCTCAACGAAGCCGAAACCGAGAATCAGAAACTCGTCGGCAGCCTGGCCGCCAAGGACAAAGCCGACGCCGCTATGGCCGAGAAAATCGCGGGCCTGGAAAAAACCATGCACCGCTTCCCCGCCGGCAGCCCGCAGGCCGCGCAGGCCAGCGCCGAGATGAAGGCGTTCGAAAAGTACGTCCACCTGGGCAAAAGCGCCATGACCCCCGAGGAGCACAAACTGCTCCAGGCTTCCACCTTCGAAAACTCGGAGCTGAAAACCATGCAGACCAACGTGGACCCCGACGGCGGCTTCCTGGCCCCCGCCGAGTACCT